TCTTTGAGGTCGTGGAAGAGCTGCCGCAGCTTGGCCAGGATCAGCTCGTCCTTGTCGTTCGCATCGTCCAACAGCGGCGCCAACCGGATGGAGAGCGCGATCCCGGATTCGGCCATGGCCGTGTCGACCTCGCCGAGCGCCACCCCGGAGATGCCGGCGGTCGATTCAGCCTGGTCCTGCAGGTACTTGTAGTGATCTTGGCTGGCCTGGATATTGGTGACGCCAGGAACTCGGGTGAACTGGTCGCCGGCGGACTGGCCGTCCTCGCCCTCGACCTCGACCACCCTGCGGGGCCCCATCTTCCAGTCGGTGGGGTTGCCGTTCGCGTCGACCGGGCGGTTGGTGCTGACATAGACACCGAGGCCGGCCATGGCGATCGCCACGTCCTCGTCGGTGACCGCCTGGTTGACACCGTAGAAGACCCGCTCCAGTCCGGCCAGGTCGCTGATCCCGTAGAACTCGCCGCGCTTCTCGTTGGCTTTGAAGTGGTAGACCGGCAGCTGCGTGATGCCTTCGACCGGCTCCTGCGGCAGGTTGTCAGGATGGGCGACCAGCTTCCGCTTCTTGGGGTCCTCCCAGTCGGTGGGCTCCATGACCTGGATGTCGCGGACGATCTCCGCACCATCGACGTATAGCCCGTCGTTGTATTGCGGGTGCCCGAAAGCGCGCGCCGTCAGCCAGGTCTGGACCTTCAGCAGGTTCTTGTTGTCGACGATGATCTCCTCGACGATGCGAACCCCGACCATCTTGGTCTTGTCCTTGGGGTCCTTGATCGGGAAGAACGTCTCGGGCTGGATCGCGGTGACCGAAACGCGGGATCCCTCGGGCTTCAACGGGTCGGCGTAGAGGTAGATGCACCAGTCACCCTGCGCCAGGCCGAAGCTCATCGCCGACCGGAACATCGCGAAGAACCGCTCGCGGGTGAAGAAGTTGCCGAAGGCCATGATCATCTCGACCTGTTGGCTCGGGTCTACGACGACCTCGCCCTCTTCGCCCAACTCGGAGGTGGTGTTGACGATCTGGAACCCGAGGTCCTTGCAGACATAACGGGCCTTGGTCTTGATGATCCGCTTCGCCGACGGGACATAGATCGGGTTCTCTTCGTCTTCGCGCAGGGTGAGCTTGATCGCGGAGGAGTCGTTGGCGTTGAGCAGGTCGTACAGCTGGTAGGCGTTGAGGCGAAGGCTATCCTCCTGGTTCAGCCAGCCGGCCGGCGTTCCGGTAAACGGGCTCGCGGTGTCCCAGATCGTTGTCAAAGTTCCCCCTATGCCGACCTGGCTGTGCGCTGGCGCGCCTGCCGGGACTTCCTTACGCTGTCGCTGAAATGCCCCTTGTAGAACCGGCCCAGCGCCTCCGGGCAGTGATCATCTTTCTTGAGCGGGTTCTCTTTCGGGTCCTGCGTAAGCTCATCTTTGGTCTCAGGGTAGCGATAATCCTGCATTTCCCTGATCGTGTTGCGGCACTGGTGATCGACATAAAGTTTCGGCGCCTTGTCCGGGTGCCCGTGGATCAGGAACTCGGGCTGGATCTTGAGGCCTCGCCGGATCATGTCGATGCGATCCCTGATCAAACCGCCGGTGCCGCCGTGGACGGTGACCTTCCATGACTTGGCTAAGTAGTTCGATGCTCCGGGGTCTTCGGGGTCAGGGTAAAGATCTTGAGCAACCCGCACCAGGTTGCCGAGCCGGGGGTGCGTCCAGATCTCCTGCGCCACCTCGTCGATGGTCTTGTGGACGTGGTAGTACTCGCCGATCACGAAGACGTTGTCCCAGATGTCGACCTGGATGAACAGCACGACGGTGGGGTTGGAGTAGCCGTAGTCGGTGGCCAGATAGACCGGCAGATTCGGGTCGTACAGGTGGTGCCCGACGTGGATCTCTTCGTCAAAATCCTTGAAGACCCGGCCGACGAACTCGGTGAAGTCGGCGCCGATCTCCTGGTTGAACTTCTCCTCCGTCATCTCGGACTCCATGTCCGTGATTTCAGGGTCGTAGCGGCCTTGCGGGAAGAGGATGTTGTTCGTCCAGCTGGGCATCCGGACCGACCACCAGTTGCCGTCTCCGCGCTGCCCGCGCTGCCACTGCTCGTAGAACCAGTTCTTGCCCTCGGGCGTGCTGCTGAACAGCGCCCAGCCCTTGTAGTCGGCCAATGTAGGTCGAATGTATTTAGTCCAGACCGATGGCTTCAGCTTGGCTGCCTCGGCCAAGATCACTCCCTCGAGCGCCTCGCCGACCAAAGTGCCGGGATATTTGGCGGACTTGGCGTGCACCTGGTATCTGCCGCCCCACAGCGAGACGTGCATGTTCCCGCCGTTAGCGTCGTTGTAGCTGCCGGGATGATCAAGAGGGACCTCGAGCGTGGTGAGGTCGTTCCACAGAACGCGGAACTCCTTCTCGGCGTCGGAGTACTCCGGGCCAACGATCCAGTACTCGGCGCGCCGGCCGAACGGCTCGAGCTCGTTGTATCGCAGCTGGGCCTGCAGTGCACGAATGGTGAGCTCGTGACCGCCGAGGGTGGACTTGCCGGTACGCCGGCCGGCGCAGACGACCCGGAATCGTTTCTCGTTGATCCGGCGGTGGATGCGCTGCTGGACCTGGTGCGGGGAGTAGCCGATCTCAGAAAAGACCCCGGCCATTGACAGGGCCTTCGGCATGTCAGCCCCGAAGCGCCCTCTTCGAGGCGATGACCCCCGCCTGACCGGCGGCAGTGAGGCCTAGACCTAGCAGACTGGTCTTCACGCTGCCGCGCATCGCGCCCTTATGGGCCAGCGCAGCGCCGGCGATCGAGCCTCCGACTGCCAGGCCGACAGATCCGCCGCGCTTGATGGTCCGGGTGATCCGCTGCTGCCGCTGGAAGCCGCTGAGTGAGCGGACCTTGCCCTTACGACCGTTGCCGAATCCGCCGCCACGACCGACCCGGCCACGACCCCATCCACCTGTTGATCCTGCGAACTGGCCGCGCGAGTTACGCAGTACGCGGCCAGCCATCAGACCTTGCGCCTCTGGATACCGCTCTTGGAGGTGGCAGCCTTGTTGATGGCTGCGGGCGGGTTGTGCTGGCGGACCTTGTTGGCCACCGAGGACGATGTCCTGGCCCGACTCTTGCTGCCGCCCTTGGCCGGTGACGTGGTCTTGCGAATACCGCGTACGCCGACAGCACCGACACCATTCAGGGTGCGGGACATCAGATGCCGCCGTCCTTGTTCGCAAACGCGTTCCGGTTAGCCGGCAGCACGTACGCCGGCAGCAAACGGGTCTGCGGGTGGTCGTTGCCCTCAGGGATCTGGTTGGCCGCGCCCCGGATCGTGTTGAGGTTGGAAATGCTGTGGTCGAGAACCGTGCCGCCGCCGCCGGCCGGACCGGTACGGAACACGACGATGCGTGATGCCATCTTCTTCCCCCTGCTCAGCGTGGCCTCTCGTGCGCGATCTTAGTCGAGATCAGCGTGCACACTGATGGTTCCGTAGCCCTTCGGCGGAAATGTCTGCTTGGTGCCGTCACCGAATGTGACCTGGACCTCAAACTTGTAGTCCCCGATCACCGGCAGGTCACCGACCAGCCACTGGTAGCTCACGATGCCGTTGGCGGCAGGGGTGTCGACGTTCAGGGTCTTGGTCACCAATGTCTGGTCCGGCAGCTGGATGTTCAGCACAGCACTCGCCCCTGACAGCGAGATCGCTGCCCCATCACTGTCCAATACCGGGGTGACGAACTTCGGCCGAGTGTCGCCGATCTTCATGTCCAGCTGCAGGTTGCCCATCAGTCCTCCACGTCCAAAGTTGCCAGGTTGCGCTGAAGATTCAGCCCGGATCGGTTGTAGGTCAGGTTCACGGTCGATCGGTTGGGCTGGACGTGCAGCGTTCCGTCGATCACGTGCGGGATGTTCAGCCCGCCGATCGTAATGTGCAGCGCCGAATCGGCCTCGACCGCCAGGCCGATGATCTTGATCTTCCTTCGAACCGTCGTGAACACGGTATCTGTTTCGACAGGCCGGCCCAGGGATCTGGTCTTGAGCCGCGTCACAGCCACCGCAGTGTCGGTCTCTGTGGCCGGCCCGATGTCGATGCGCCGGGTGATCTTCTGCGCGATCTCGGTGGTCGACGGCTGCCCGAGGGTGCGCTGGTGGACGCGCGTTACCGCTAGTGCGGTGTTGGTTTGGGTGACCAGCCCGAGGATCTTGGTCTTACGCCGCGTGATCGTCTGGCAGGTGTCGGTCTCGGTGACCAGGCCGACGTTGACCCGGTTCGCCCCACCGATGGTGATCGGCTGAGCTACGTCTGTTTCGGTGATCAGCCCAAGAGTGCGCCGCTTCTGCCGAGTGATCGGCTGGGCGGTGTTGGTTTGCGAGGGCTGACCAACGGCTTTGATCTTCTGCCGGGTCACAGCTGGCAGGGAGTCAACCTCAGTGGCCAGCCCTACGGCCTTGATTTTGCGCCGAGTTATCGGCTGGGCCAAATCGGTCTCGGTCGTCAACCCGACATTGATCGTGTGGCTGCCGCCGGCGGTGACCGCGAAGGTGGAGTCCGTCTCGGTAACGAGACCCAGGATCTTGATCTTGCGGCGCGTGATGGTCTGGGCAACGTCGGTCTCAGTGATGAGCCCTAGAG